ATTGAAACTAAAGAACCCCAACCATACTGGAAACCTAGCTCACTCAAAGATGGAGAAAGTGAAGAGTTCCGATTGCTCGGATGCTACGAAACAGGGCACGCCATCATGGGATGGCAATATGCATCCGAAGCACGAGGAAATGACGGTGAACTTAAGTTCAACGGTTACGTTGTCACTCGTACTCACCCTGGTAGCCCTGACGACATTGCTCGTGAAACCGACTGGTCTAAGCCCGACCGACCAAAAATTGACGGCTCCTACGTCAAGCCACGTCGGTTTTTAGCTTGGGTTGGTACTTCTGCTGCCCGCAGTCGTATGGAAGTTCTGTTCATCGAACAGAAATCCTTGCGTGACCAACTCACTGAAATCCTGCAAGAGATTGAAGACTATACCTGGACTGATGAAGGACTAGCTAATTTCTCAATCAAGATCACTCGCAAGGGTGCAGGTCTTGAAACCTCTTACAGCATTCTTCCTAAGGTTCGCAAAGTTCCTGAAAAGATTGCAAAAGAATGGGAAACAACACGAGATAGCATCTGGCTACCAAATTTCTTTGAAGGAAAAGATCCTTTTGAAGGTAAACAAACTGATGAAAAAGGTATTCCAGCTGGTGGAGTAGATAAACGTGGAAGTACTGTGCTTCCTACAAAAGCAAAAACTAAAAAACAAGAAGAAGAAGCAGAATTCTAATGACAAATCCAAATTTACAAAACCTGCCTCCTGAAATGCAGGCACGGTTGGCCGATATCCTTACACAAGCAAATGCTCTTGCTCCAAACACTGCAGATAATACTGCTGTTAATAGTGTCGTACAAGCTAATCAAGTTCCTACACGGGCTCCTTCCCTGATGGACCACACAATTGCTTTGCGCCAAGAAGTGTCACAGCTGTCCCAACAAGTTTATGCAACTGGTCAAGTTGTAGAAGCAGTGGGTCAAGCTGTAGGAGAGTTATATCAACTCTTTCAAGCACAAACCGAAACTACAGATTACAGCTCAAATTATCAAACGCAACAAGGTGTAGATGGTGACTTCTGATCTTCCATACAGAATACAAACTTCCGCCGGACATAGAAAGTATCTATGCTCCGGCATTTATATGCCAAGTGTGACTACGGTTCTCTCGGCTACTGAAAGCGAAAAGTCCAAAGCTGGTCTTCGCAACTGGCAAAAGAATAATCCGGGTGCGCTAGAGGCAGCATCAACTCGCGGCTCGGCTATTCACTTAGGTTGTGAAAATTATCTCCGTGGTTTAGATCCAGGTGTTCCTGAAGATTATCTAGATTTCTGGAATGGTATGTCTTCTTACCTTGATTGGTTTGATACAATTCATTGGTCGGAGCGTCCTTTACGTCCCGATTGGAACCATCTAAGAAGTGATGATAGAGAAGTCGCATTTGTTTGGAGTACGGAGCATAAATATGCTGGATGTCCTGACCTTATTGGTGAAATCGGTGGAGTACGAGTTATTGCTGACTTTAAAACTAGCAATGCTCCTTACTGCGCTTCTTTTCCTGATCGTGGAGATCGAATTGGATTCGGTGGTTACCGAAAATATACGAAGTGTGCGCAGCAAATGGCTGCATACAGATATGCACTAAACGAAAGAACAGGTTTCCTTTGTGATGTTGCCCTGATTATTGTCTCAACTCCAGAGACAACTCAAGGCATCTTCATTGATGGAGATCAACTTGCGTTGCATGAATCACGTTTTCTGAAACGTTGTCAACAATTCCATGAAATAGATAATGAAACTACGGATTGCAGTACACAAAAGTTGCAAGAACAAGCAGAGTAAACCTGCACGCGATTGGCAAAACATATTAGAAGATATTGATTGGTTATTAGGTTGGGTTCAAAACGGCTATGGCTGGTGTGCGACACACTTCAAAGCTCGTCATCGAAAAGCTGATAACTCAGCTGGCTCAAACATGGTCGTCATTGACTTTGATGGCGACACTACTCTTGCCAGATTTTGGTCAAGTGATACTGCCCGTCAATGGTGTGTAGCCACTTACACGTCAGCTAGTCATACAGAAAGTGAGCACAGGTTTAGAGCCTTGTTCCCGCTTGGCAAAGAGCTTCTATCTACTGCTGAGCACAAGGGTGCTTATTGGTTAATTGTCAATCGTTTACTTGCAGAGCTAGAGCTCAATGAGCTTGCTGATAACTGTGGGCAAAAACCTGAACGACTGTGGTTTGGTAATACCAATGCAGATATTCACAAGAATGCTGAGTATGAGCCTGTCCCAGAATTTCTCCTCAATGACATCGCATATGACGAGTCTTCTAACTTTGTATCCTCGGATGTAACTGATATAGACATACAGCGTTGCCAATGGTTGCTAGAAAGCTTTCTGACACCCTCTGATGATGGTCAATATGAAACTTACTATGTGCCAGTCATGGCAGCCTGTGCAGGCATTGGTGAGCCTGTATTTGATGCTTGGGTTAACTGGGTATTAAAAGGCCATCACGGTGAAAAACCTGAAAATATACAACCATTTAAATGGCGAGGTCTCGGAAACTTTTCAGGCCCAACTACACTGTATTCACTTGCTAAAAAGCAAGATGCAGACTGGGCACACAAGCTGCCATCACATCTTAGGTTTGGTGCAGTAGGTGCAGCTGCGGGATATACAGAGTTTGATCCAGTACAAGATATTGATCAGATAGTCCAAGATCATTTACAAACAAGGAGTAGTAGCAAATCAATGAATAATTCAGATGAATCCATTGTTCCAGAACCTTTACCTGATTCAAACCAAGTCAAAAAGCGTGGTCGTCCCAAAAAGAATGACGATGACTTAGCGAAGCAACGTGAATCAGATGTTCAAAAGGTTAAAGAGATTCTTCTCAACCTACGAAAGAATGAACTCACAGGAGCGATTGAGTACACACAGCCAGGTGGTGAAGCTGTCTTTCTTCAAGGTCAAGACCTAGATCTTATGACTACCAAGCTTGCTTGTGAAAACGGTGTATTCATTCCTGAGCAGCGGATCAAGTCTGCAATTCAATATGCAGCAAATCAAAATAGGTATTGCCCGATCCGTACCTACTTAGATAAATGTGCTGATACCGCTGAACCTCACCCTGACTGGGACAACATTGGTGAAATTTTCCTAGGCAACAAACACAACATCTCTACTACAGCAATGCAGCGCATGATGATTGGTGCTGTAGCTAGGGCATATGACCCAGGCTGCACCATGTCTTGGCTGCCAATCCTGGTAGGTCCTCAAGGTGCTGGTAAATCAATGTTCTCCAGAAGCCTTGTGCCTCCTGCGCTGTTCTCTGAGATCACAACACCTTTGGATACGCTCATGCGTGAGCAGTATCGACTACATGTGGCATGGCTGCTAGAGCTACCAGAGATTGATAACTACTTCAATACAAGAAATATTGAGAACTTCAAAAACCTTGTTACTACACGAGTAGATGAAGTGCGTTACCCATACGCATCTCTGCCTAGCAAGCTACCTAGACGCTTTGTATTCATTGGTACTACCAACCGAAATCAATTCCTCGTTGATAGCACCGGTAACCGTAGATTTGTACCTCTTGAACTTGGAGCTGGCTTTCAAATTCCATGGAAAGAACTGTGCAATGTACGCGATAGTTTGTGGGCAGCTGCAGTTAATGCATATCGCAATAATGAAGGCTATGAGTTTACAAGTGGTGAGATCGCTGCTATATATGAATACATCCAAGAGTTTGGTGATCCAGACCCTTGGTTAGATAAGATCGCATCCTATGTAGCTATCCGAGAGGAAGTAACTGCAGCAGATGTACTTACAAATGCTCTCGAATTAGATCCTCGTAATCAAGGTCGTAGAGAAGGCAGACGTGTAGCTGATGTTCTTCAATCCATGGGTTGGAGAAGACTAGTAACAAGTAGGAAAGATCCGGCAACGGGTAAGTCCAAGTCTGTTCGTGTGTGGCAACGGCCTAAGAATGATCCTCTATTAGAAGATCACATTCTTAATGACTTCTAACTACACTTTAATTAAGTAAATACATATTTTTAAGTTAAATGAAATCCACAGATATCAAGATTGGTCAACGAGTATTTGTTGCGCCACAAAATCGAATTGCATTGGTCGTAGGTAAGCCAGAGTATTACACCCCTCGTGCTCGCCTAGTTCGTATCAAGTTTGAAAACAGCACTAGGTTTGAGTACAAACTCAATCACCAACTAGACCTACTGCCTATTGAGTACCAGTACAAAGCACATGGTGGTAGTCACGTAAAACCTGCTGGTGATTTTTGATGCCTGAGTCACAGCCCAGTAAAAAAGTAGGTGGGCACACTTACGGTCGAAGAAATTTAAACATGTCTAATACCGCTGAAGAGGGAGCTCTCTGTCTCTATAGCGGTCACTCCATAGGCAGATTTAGCTCTTCTTCGATGCGCTATGACAGTCATCAAGCTTGTGTCCGCTGTGTAGCTGCTGCAAGAGAAGGGAGGATGTCTTTCAATATCGACCGGCTTCTCAAAAAAGAACGTAAGCGTGCACTGAAGTTCTGGTCAAAAGTTGATATCGGTCAACCTGACGATTGCTGGGAATGGCTTGGTTACAGGTGTAAAACAAATGGCATGCCTCAATTTCCATGGAGGCGTCCAGGAATTAGTACCAGTACACAACATCATCCACAACGAGTTGCTATGTGGTTTACCTGGGGTGACCTTGGATATACCGGAGTTAAGTCAACTTGTGGAAACAAGTACTGCTGTAATCCATTCCATTTAATACCCCAAAAAATTGGGGTTTTTGTTGACTGCGATTCCTATCTAGAAAGTTTTGAGTTGGCTTGTGAACTTCACACGTTAAAGCAGCAAATTGCGGAATACAATTTAGAAGAAGCAATGAAAGAACAAGAGAAACTGATTAGTCAACAAGAACTTGAAGACCGATCAAATCTATTGTTTGAACCTGATTCAAATTTCTCAGACAGGTTTCAAGCTGTTGTGGAAGATATGTTGAGTGGGAGACACCCAAGTCAAACAAATCAAAATCCTAATAGTCTTTTTCAAGATGACGAGGAAAATACCACAGAAAACTTTTAATTAATCTATCCTTAGTAAAGAGTCATAAGAATATGTCAAGACGAAGCGATCTTATTCAACAACTAATTTCATCCAAGAAATTTGGTCCTGAAAAGAAACAAGAGCAGGAGTTCCTCATGGCTACTGCAGAGTTGATCCTTTCTGATCTGATTAATATTGCACTTACTGGTGTAGAAAAAAGGGGAACTGGCTCATTAGTCATCAACCTTATGAATGACTCTACGACGTTCATGTGGCCTGAATCAATTGAGTTTGATTTGAAAACAGCTGAGCGAGAAGAAGACGAGGATATCGTTGACTTTCTACGTGATCTGCTCGAAGAAATCGAAACCAATGACTGGTCAAAAAATGTATTAATAACATTAATTAGCGATGCTGGAACAAGAACATTTGCAGTCGAAGCAGGTCGGTGCCAAGAGGGCCTTAGAGCGCTCGCAGAAGAATTTATCGGATAAGCTTGCCGCTAAAGGTCTAAAGCTACCGTTATATCCGACACCTCAAATCATTGATCGAGCTCGTGCTGTCATGGGTAGCATTGACTTTGATCCAACTTCAGATCCTGTTCAGCAGGTTCTTGTTGATGCAACATCCGTACCGAGTATTGAAGTCAATCCACTGCAAGAGCATTGGCATGGAAACGTTTGGGTAGCACCTAAAGGGGCTGTACGTGATTGCCGGATTTGGCTTAATAAAACACTGAGTGAATATCGCAATGGATATATTAATAGTTTTGTTTTATTCAGTAGTGCTTCAGAATTACTACGGGCTGCACCTGTTGTATGGGATTATCCAATCTGTATTCCGTTTAAACGCGTAAAGCAACTGCGTGCCACAGCTACTGGCTTTGAGCCAGTCTCACCTTCTACTTGGAACCTAATCATATATGGTCCACCTATTAGTCAAGCGCTAACTGACATTGACAAAGTCTCACTGTTTTACGACAGTTTTAGAGACCTTGGTCGTGTCATCTACAGTGAATTTGCAGGAGATGGTTGGATTAAAGATCTTGAATACTACGAAGAGAACAAAGGTAGTATTTGATGTCAAAACATATTGCACCGGACTGTCTGTTAACTCTTCCTTCTAACGATCGGGTTCACCCCTGTCGTTTGATTTTAAAAGATGGCACACTTATGTGGAAACATGCACTCTTCTATGAAGACAGGCTTACATGTATCCCAAAATCCGTTGCACATGAAAGGCATATAATAAAAACTGCTCAGCGCCTAGAGGAACTGAACAGTTGGATATCACAAGGATTAGAGCCTTGGAACTCTTTTACTATTAAAGGGTGGTATCAACCTTTCAATCCTGAACTAAGTGAAGGTATATCCGTATGCTTTACACACAGTTCACATGAGCTTGATTTTACGTTTGAGAATTTATTGCCACACATCCAAGATCATGAGAAGCTTGAACTAAGAAAAAATTATCTATTCTTTCAACGCTGCTGACAACAAGGCCGCATATCTGCGGCTTTAATAGTTTAACGAATCAATCAACCTAGTAAGATACCATTGTGCTTTTTCAGCATCTTCTTTACTATTTGACTTATGCCACATACGCAATAAATACTTCAGGACTTGAGCTTGCAAAAATCCTTGCTTACAGCTTGGTGCTTTATCAATCGCATCTTCAATTACTTCAATTGCTTCATGGCGTCCTGCCGTGTAATGAGCAGGGCTATTTACCATGTCCGTTGTGACAGGTTCTGTATATTCCCAAGTACTGAATTTGTTGTTGCTAAACCCAGAAACACAATCACCGTTGCTAAAAAAGCTATTCTTTTCGTTCATGAGTTTGTCTCGCGTATTGATTACTCCTTACTTAATATAGGAACTGGAATCATATATTGTGGATATGCCGAGCCCTAAAGGTGACCCGACTTACATCAAAAATAAAGAACGATTCTACATGAACGTTGCAAAGGCAATTAGCCAAGCATCAACACATCCAAAATGTCCAGGTGGATGTATTATTGTTCGTGATAGAGAAATCATTGGAGATGGCAGAAGCATACTGACGGATAGCATGGTTGAAATCGATTGCATTTCATATGCAGTCGCGGCTGCAGCCAAGGCAGGAACT